GAACTTTGTTTTTTGAATGATTGATATTCTTCATCTTCTGCAAGATCTCTAATACGCAAACTATCTACATCAAATTCTAAATCTACTTTTTGTCCTACACCACTACTACTTCTAGTTTTCATAAACTGTATTTGATAACGTCCACGTTCTTTCATTGCTCTACTTGTAAAGATACCAATAACGTTATCTGCTGTTTGTATCTTAGATAGTCCACCACTGATGTGCGAATGATCAAATTCTATTTCTTCAACTGCCGCCCTGTTTAACTGCGATGCTGTTACAAACACACATTGTAATTCCATTGCCAAGTTACGTAGTTCTTCACTTACATATTTGTCTTTAACAAACAAATCACTTGGCGATACTTTAATGCTCAAAGGCATCATCAAATCTAAATAGTCAATTAATAATACGTCTGGCTTACACTTGTTTTTAATTGACCATTCTTTAACATAACTGCGTAAGTCATTTGCATTTTTACCACTAGGCATATATTTTATTTGTATTTTACCTGCCTTCTTGCCCATCATTCTAACTTTCATTTCTACATCATCAAGATTCTTAAACACATCTCTAGTAGCAATACCAGTTAGCATACTATCAATACGCATTGCAGTTAGTGCTTCTGAAAGTTCTAAACTAATGTATAATACATTCATTCCTTCTGTTGCAAAGTTTACTGCCATGTTTTGTAAGAACAAACTTTTACCTGCACCACTACCACCTGCAAAAATATTAAGTTCGCCTCTGTTGAATCCACCAAATAATTTCTTATCAATACTTGGCCAGCCTGTGCTTACTTGTCCGTTGTTGTCTTTCAATCCTTCTAGTCTGCCTTTAGGATCAGCAAAGTAATCTGTACCCATGTCTTTTGCAAGACCAATTTGTATAGCATCTTTAACAAGTCCTTCAACTGGACCATATTCACCTTTTTCAAGTAAGTCTGCACTTTTAAGAATTGCACGTTCTAGTGCTTTGTGTCTACTAAACTGTTCAAATGTATCCAACAACCAGTCTGTGTGTTCTTGTCCTACACTACTTGCGTCTTTTAAGTTTGTGCCACAACTGCTGTTTACAATCTCAAGTTCAGGCATAACTTTGTATTCATCTACATAATGCTTAATGAACTCTGCACTCTCTTTAAGTTGCTGATCAAAGTTTTCACTTTCAAATATTCCTTGACATCTAACAAATGCTTCTGCATCAGAAAGGAACATTTCTAAAAACAACTTTTGTATATCTTGATTGAAATCTTGCATTATTATATTATACTACCTTTTGTTTTATTCTGCAAAGTAAGTTTTTGCCAATAGTTGAATTTTTAATCCTGTTACTTTTGAATGTACTATTTTCTGCATAGTGTATATCTTGCCATATCGTTTTACAGCATCAGCGACATCTTTGATATCACTGTCCGGCCATATTGGAAATGATACGCTCCATCCATATTTAACAGCATCGTCGGCTAGTTGTTGTCCACTTTGGTCCTTGTCTGGAACAACTATTACTTCACGTTGTAAACTGTTTATAAGCATACTTTGTTGATCATTTACTTCGTTACGTAATATTGCAACGCCACCTACACTAATTGCATCAAACGGTCCTTCACAAACAATTACAAACTTTCTATCCCAACCTTGACCGTCTAAATTAAAAACGTATCCTGGTTGACTGTCTGTTATATATTTGGGTGAGCCGTCGCCTAGTTTACGAGCAGTGTATCCGACTATGTCCCCTTGATAATAAAAAGGAACTATCAGCCTTGTTTTATATGAACCTTCACAAGTCCACATAAAGTCATAGTCCTCTAAGTCAAGGCCACGATCGTTAACTATGTATTCGACGGCTCTGATGAACTCTGGATCCAATCCACTTGGTTCGAGTGCTTTCCAGTCATGCCATTCCATAATAGGTTTTGCGCCGACTGGCAGTTCTTTCTTTTCAAAAACAGGCATCTGTATATGAAGTGCATTACCGTCTACGACAGTCTCCTCCTTAATTCGCAGAGCCTCCAAAGCAATTTTGGTTATTTCTGAATTTGGCATTCCAAACCATCCAAGCAGTTTACGCATCTTGTAAGATAAGTTTCTACCTGGAATAAACGATGCTGTATAGCCACAGTTAAAACAATGATAACTCACTGTACCGTCACCATTAAACATTATTCCTCCACGTTTACGCTTGTCCGCTCCTTCGCCGTTATGAACACAGCATGGAGCATCAAAAGAAATCCACCCACTTGGAGTTTGCTTTCTTTTGGCAGGCAAGGTAGTCGTAATGCTAGACTGTATCGAATTCATATTACTAGTTTAACTTCTAACTAGTACTTTGTCAAGTGTTCCGGTGTTCGAATTGTCTGGTAAATGCTTTAGTTTGAAGTAATTGAATACTCCAGTTACATTTGCATATCCTATTGAGTCGCTACTAGTTAAAGCAATAGTAGTTAAGTCTACCCAACTTGTATCAGCAGTAACTTGGCTGTCCAAAGTGCCTTGTATTGTAAGATCACCTGTGTATGCATTAGAGTAATATTGGAAAGTGTGTATTGCACCTGAACGCTTATATTCAGGCTGTGCATCTACTAGACTACTGAAATATTCAGTAACTTGTCCACCTTGCTTGTAAAAGTTAGATGTAAAAGGTCTAGTAAATTCTGAATTACCTAGTTCAACACTATTTGTAAAAGCAGGATAAACATTATCTACAAGTTCCATTGTACCAGCAACTTCATGATATGTGTTAGCATAAGTTACATGGTTACCAGAACCGCCAATTGTTCTTGTAACTGAAAACTTGTAAAATTTGCTTACTAGTGTTGCTGTATCGCTTTCAGATAGTGTAAGTGTTGCTACACCCTTTGTAGCACTTGTACTACCGTCATCTAGCGTTGTACATGCCTTTTGTAGGTGTAAAGCACCTGTTTCTTTATTAACTAGGTTAAATGTAAGTGTTTCGCCACTTATATCTAACGGCTTCTGATCTTGGTTTTTAACGGTGAATTTAATGGTGTTCGTGACACCTTTAACCACCTGAATATCTTTCTGGTACATTGGCGTATATCCTTGTTTTACGGCCCCGTCCAAATCACTGAACAAGGTATAACCGGTTTCATAAATATATATGGGTAACTTATGCATATTGAGTTCATCCTATAACAGTATTTATTGAGAAAGCATGACAACACTACAAGAAGATTTACAAGAAAAATTTCCGTTTTTAAGTTGCCTTAAGCATGGTGACATAGAATATGTGGGTATAATAATTAATCAAGATTCTAATGTTACGAGCATGTACGACTATTCTAGTTGTAACAACGATGCACAAAAACTGCAATTATTAGAATGCGGCGACAGTTGGTGGTGGGAATCAAATAGAAAGATTCCTATTAATATTTTTATGAAAACTGATATGATTCAGTTCAGAAGTTTGATTAAAACATTTGCAACCAAAGACGTAGAATTAGTATTTGGCCCTATGGTTAGGTTAAATGATATAACTGAAAAAAGAATAAAAAGAAAAAGTATTCAGTTAGTTAGAAAGATCAAATAGTATTTGAATTTTTATATTGAAGCCAACTAAAATAATCAACAACAAGAAATTGTAAAGCAATACCTAATGGTGCTAGGGTTCCACCAAACAGTAACCAGGGGATAAAAAATAACCACAAAATTAATCTAAAGATATACTTTGATACAAGTTCTTTAGGTAAAGTCCAAGTCATCCATGGACCTGGATCTTTCAAAGGTTTCTTATTTCTAAAATCTTCAAATTCGTAATTCATTAGTTTAATTTTTCTCTTACGTTAGCACACTCTACACAAAGTTCTACACCTGGAACTAATTCTTGTCTAAGTTTAGGAATTGGATTACCACATTCAATACATTCATCTAAACTAGGCTTTGATTGTTTTTTTGCAAGTTGTTCTCGATGTTTCCTTATTACTGCTTCATTTTCCATTAACGCACTTACTTGTGCAATTTCTTGTTCTTCAAATGTGTCGTTGTTAAAAACAAATTGTTCGTCTTTGTTCATATATTATTGTTTAAGTTGTTCACAAATTAAATTCATGTGTACTATAATTGCATGAGCATATGCAACTGCATGTGCTTTCTTAAAATAGTATTCACCCGTTGCTGGCTTTGTCCATACTTCGTTCATTATCGTTTGCCAGTCTTTGTTTGCTAGATGTCTTTTCGCTGGACGTATTATTGCTAGTGTCGCCGCTAATTGTTCTACCGATTGCGGTTTCAATTGCTTCAAGAGAGCGTTGTGCCCGTTTAGATGAAAGACTTTTTCGCTGAAGTCTTCGTGTTCCAGAAGTTGCCATAATGGTTTCCTTTCCATAAGTTCATTTAAATGCTCTTCACTTTTAATGTGTTCATATATGTGAACATTCAACATGTCTATCTTAAAATAGCCACGTTCATCTGCAAGTTTATGATCTAACGTACAGCGTTCTGTAAATGGATCTAATGGAGCATTGTGAAAGTAGACGCCTGTATTGTGTTTCTTTAATTCATCTTTTTCTTCACGTGATGCTTTTATGTGCTTAAAATGTGTTAGCACATCGTCACGATCAAAAAAATCTAAATCAATATCAGGCATTGTCTTTTTGCGACTTCTCGTATTCGTCTTTTAGTTTCTGTAAGTGTGGAGGAAGTTCCCAGCCAAATACTTCTGCTAGTTGTCCGCCACTGTTTTCCCAATCCGAAGATTTAATTCCTTTTTTCATACCGAATCCTAAGCCGCCTTTTGTTTTAGTGTGTATCTTTGGATCATACTGTGAATGATCCGAATATTTCTTACTTTTTGTCATATGGTTGTCTATCGTTTGCAATATCCATTGCTAGTGCTTGGATATCTTGTACAAGTTCGTTAATGTGATACTCCTGCTCTTTAGTCCTATTCTCTTTTGGAATATCGTATTTAAGTCTACGCAAGTTCATAGACTTTGTATACATAACGTTTACTTTATCACACATCTGACTTATCTTGTGTAGCATCAGTAGTCCCTTCTTTATCAGTTACTTCTTCTTCAACTATCTCTACATTATACACAGGAAGTCCGCTTCTGTCAAATGTTCTTTTGTCATCTGTAACATAAATGTGTGATTTAAATTTACCATTTTTACCATCAACTATTATAGTCTTTTGTGTGATTGATCCTTTGTATTCTGTACCATCTTTTTGAATTAGACGTAGTCTTAAATGACCGCCACCATATAAACGATCAATTGGTTCTCCGTTTCTCATGTTACTTACTATTGTATATTCGCCTTCAGTCAATTTGAGCCTCCTTGATTATTTCTTTTGTTAATTCAACATCGGCAGGTTTTGCTTTAAACTGCCTTGTCCAAAATGGAATATCTAATGTTGGTTCAATTATAGACAACTGCTCGTCATTAAATTTATCTAACATTTCTTTTCCTGTTTTTGAATTTAGTAATAACCAAGGACTAATAAGTCCATTTCTAATATCATTTACTGCACGATTAATATTACAATATCTAAAGTAGTCATTGTACTGTGCATCTTGTTTGTCTGCCCACTCTAACATAGTTTTAACACTTCTTTCAAGTGCTGACTCTGTAGGTTCTACTTTAAGCATTTCAAACAAATATGTGTCGTATAATTCGTCACGACACCAGTGATCTAGTTTAACGTTTGACTTGATCACAAAGTCAATAAACTTTTCTGGATACAAAGGATTAATATTTGATACAAAACTACCAAACTTAACAAATGCATTGTAGTAACTGCTTTTACAAAACTCTGCATATGTTTTAGGTTTACTTCGTTGTACCATTACATAAAACTTGTTAAATGCTAACAAGCCTACTTGTACACGCTTTTCATCTTTTTGCAAATATCTACGTTTAGGTTCGCACATATGCGCCATAAGAGTTTTTTCTTTTGTAAAACTCTTGCCACAATGTACACACTTAAACTGTTTATCTTGCATTTGGATCATGGTCTTTAATGTATTGATTTTGTTCCTTCTTTGACATAATACTTGATAATAATTCTGCATCATCTAATTTCATATTTGGATTTTTATCTAATAGTGTTTGTGTAAATTTATTCTTTGTTTGTTTCTTTGGTGCCGCTACATATTGATGAAAGAAGTTTTCATATGCACCACACATTGCCATAAGTTTCCAAAGTAGTCCTTTGTGATTCTTACTCAATGACCAATGATGTTTGTTTACAAATTCATTACACATTTCTAAATAATGTTCTTGAAAAAACACATCTCCTTTAACACTGCTTACATAACGCATAGCAATAAAAGGAGCAAATAACTTTTTATCATCTTCACTTAATTTGTTGTACCAGTCTTTGTCCCGTCTGTCGACAGCACTTAACATTGCTTTCAAATCTAAAAATTTTTTCTTCTCAGCCATTTATCTTCTTCCAATGAACAACTTGTTTTTCACCACCAATTGGTTTTTGTCCTATATACTCTTGCCCTGTTTCCATGTCAACTAGTTTATATTTACTAGGACACTTTGTAATAACGTTAAGAATAACATTGTGTTCATATTGTTCTACTTCAGTTCCGTCTTGTAAAGTTCTAGTTTTCATTCTTCTTCCTTACTCAAGTTGTATACTAGTTTAACTTCTTTTAATAAATTTTGCAATGTTTTATTTCCATCTTCGGCTAATTCTTGTATTTCATGAAACTCATATTCTGTAATGTGCCATTGTGGAAATACAGGCTTCTCAATACATATACGTTCGCCTGAATCAGTATCTCTTTCAAATACTGTCTTACCTCCATCAGGTGATTCATATATCTTAACCATACCATTATTCTTTCAGATATCTTTTCTTCATATCTCTGTAAGCGTTTACAAATTTACTCTTAATGTTAAGTTCATTCATTTTATAAACTTCTTTTAATTCTTCTGTGTTTTCACTTACATTTAATTTCCACTTATCTCTTTTGACAGGCATATACATACACAAAGGTGTACCTTTTTCTAATGTGTATCTTCCATAGCCTTTCATAGCCATTTGCTGATTCATAGCATGGTGTATATCACTATAGATAGCACCCGGTAATACATCAAAGGGTTGATCATAGTGGTAAAACATTGGAAGTTGTAAGACATTATATCCCGGAGGTGTTTTAACTTTCCATGGACATACTGCTTTTAAAATAAACTTGTAGTCTGTGTTTACGTGATCTAAAAATTGTTTTTTGTGATGTCCTTCAAAAATAAAATCAGGATTACTTGCTTTGTAACGATACCCTTCTTCATTAATTTCAAGTTCTAAGTCACACCATAAAGGTACAACAAAAGCATTAGCGAACATATCAACTATTGCTGGACATCTTCTAAATGTTCCTTGGTCTTCGATACGTGGATCGCCTACACCGCTAAACTGTGGCATATTCTTAAACCAACTAGGCAAGTATTCAGTAGCACGTTTTATTGGAACTATTTTTTCTAGTCCATCTACTACACTCCAAAATACTATTTCTGTATCGTTGTTGGTTTTAAAGTTTAACATTATTTTACTGGCTTACCTTGTGAACGTCTTACAATGTCATCGTGGTTGAACTCTGCCCAATACAACTCAAATGCTACGCCATCTTCAAGTCCTTCAAACTGATGAATTTTACCTGGCTTCACTTGTGTAAAGTCTCCTGGACCAAGAATAGTTTCATCAACAAGTCCATCTTGCACACCGTCTTGCCAAACACGTACAAGCATCTTACCTGACTCAACAAAGAAGCCATTCCACTTAAATTGATGTTCATGTTCTGAACATTTGAATCCTGCTTTGTATTCAATGCGGTGAAATTCTAATACACCGTTTGCATGGATCAGTTCTGTCTGACCCCAAATTTTTCCTGCTTTCATAATCTTTTCCTTTCTCCTACCAAACTAAACTAAAATCAATTAGTTCGCTTTGTCTACTTACTTCCTTTACAAAAAACGCACAGTTTGGATCTTTCTTTTTTTGTATAGGTGTTGTTAGTAATTGTCCATTTTTTAATTTAGGAAAATAAAATTTTACATCCTGGTAAACGTTTATTACATCTACAGGCAAAAAGTTTGGACGATTACTTGTTAGTGGATTAAAACAAAACGCTTCAAATCCTCTATCATTTAAACTAGTTAACGGTAATACTTCTAAGTCTCCTACTTCGCTGTTTCCAACTACCATGCTCCATTCTAATGGCATCTGTACTTGATGTTCTCCTATCTGTAATACAACAGCAGGCGAACTAAAACTTTCTAAATAAATTAATGGTACAAAAAAATAATCTGGATCTTTAGGATCTGAATTATCTAATACACTATACCTAATGTCTTTGTCAATTTCTTTTGGTAAAGTATTGAGATCAAAGTATTCGTTATCTAATGTTAATATTTGCATTTGTTCTCCTAGTCAATTGCTATCTTCTCTATCGTAAAAGGATAGTTTGCTTCTTTATAATATTTTTTTCTTTGTGTTAGGTGTCGCTTGGCAAATTTACATCTACTAGTGATATCCCATATTTGGACGAAATCTTTGTCTTCAGCCCGT